TGAGTGGACTACTCTTAGAATCAAACATAAAGTATCTGGTGCTCTTCTTAACAAGAAGGTTGCAGTAGGTGTTCCTATGGAATCTCAAGATGGTACTAAGCACACCACTTCTACTCTATGGATGCATACTGAGGACTATGTACTTGAGAAGCAATGGCAAGACTACAAGAACATTGCTATGGCTTGGGGTACTTCTAACCAAAATGCTAATGGTGAATATCTGAACTTTGGTAAGTCAGGTGAAGCTATTAGAATGGGTGATGGTCTTTATGCTCAACTTGAAGTAGCTAATACTACATATTACAATGACTTCAGCCTCAAGCTTATTGAGGATGCTCTATATGACCTATGTTACAATAGACCTGATGTAGAGAATAGAACCATTGTAATCAGAACTGGTATGAAGGGTGCTGAGCAATTTAGCAAGGCAGTAAATGATACTATCTCTGGATGGACTAATCTTACTATCAATGCTGATAACCTTGGCATGATTAGAAAGACCTCAGGATGGCATCCTAATTCACTGGCTGCTGGTTATCAGTTCACTGAATACAGAACTGCAAGTGGTCTTAACATTAAGGTTGAGATTGACAAGTTCTATGATGACCCTGTAAACAACAAGATTCAACACAGTCTTGGTGGACCTGCAAGTTCATATAGATATGATATTCTTGACCTTGGTTCTTCTAATGAGCCTAACATCTTCAAATGTAAGCTCAAAGGTCAGGATGAAATTAGAAGTATTCAACCTGGTATTAGAGACCCCTGGACAGGTAAGACTAATGTAGAATATGCATCAAATGACGAAGATGCATCAACCATCCACAAGATGACTACATTTGGTATCTGTGTTCTTGACCCAACTAGAACAATGTCTATTATCCCTGCTATCCTACAGGGCTAATATAAAAGGAAATAAGGATAAAACCAATAGGGGAGGGAGGATAACCTCCTTCCCCTTTATATTTTAAACTATGGCAAAAGGAGTAGAAGAAAAAGAACCACAGCTAGTTAGCTGTTTGAGAAATGAAAAAGTTTGTATTAGGTATGTACCTAGACAAAGTCACATGGTGACAGACCCTCGTCATATCCTCTATGGTGGTATGGCTGAAGATTCAGTTAAAACATTTGTAGTTCCTAAACTAACTACAGGTACATTTGTGAATGTCCTTACTAATAAGGAGATGGCTTTCCTTGAAGAGTATCTTGGAATGGAAAAAGGAACTCTAAGTGTTTATAAAAAAGAAAATAACTTCTGGAGTGATGCTAATCCTCAAGGTATTAATAAAGTTAAGCTAAGAAAGCAAGACAACTACCTTGACCTAAGTGTCCCTGAAGACTATATAAGATATAAGATTCTCCTTGCAAATAAAGACTTTATTGCTCCTTCACAAAAAGTACTTGAGGATAGACCTAAAGCTACTTATCAATTTGTTATTATTGAAGGAAGTGAGCAAGTAAATACTGCTAAGAGAAATATGAATATCACTAGAGAGTGCTACATGGAGTTTGGTAAAATTGAGAATGATATTGAAACTCTTATGTGTATTGTAGAACTCATGGATGGTAGAAATGTAGCTCCTAGTACTAGTCTTGATTTCCTACAAACTAAGATTGATAGCTTTATTCAATCTAATCCTAAGACATTCCTTAAAGTTGTAAAGGATGAAACATTGCCTACAAAAGTACTTATTAGAAGAAGTATTAATGCTGGTAATATTGTTAAGAGAGGTGACTACTTGTATCTAAAGAAAGATGGTAAACCCATGTGTGGAGATAATGAAGAGCCAGTATTAAGTGTTGCTGTTAAGTATCTTAATAATCCCAGAAACCAAGATATTAAACTAGGTCTTGAGGCTCTTCTAAATAATAAGTAAAACAACACTAAAGTGTTATAAATAGAAGGTCAATGACAAATTTGGAATTTAGCAATACTTTTGATGTTCTTTATAATAACATCAACTCCAATCAGGCTCCTGGACTTGATGAATATGAAAAATCAGTATTCCTTACTAAAGCTCAGGATGAAATAGTTAAAGCCTATTTTAATCCCAGACTTAATAAGACTCAGGAAGGATTTGATGCTAATGAGAAGAGACAGATTGACTTCTCAATGATTATGAGAAGTGTTAAGTATGAGTCTATAGAGTTTACTGTAAATCCTGCTCTTAATGATAAGTATGAGAATGAAACAATAGAATCTATTAATGACATCTCTGCTTTAATTAATCTTGTCAATAAACTAGGAGTTCTTTCAGAGTATCATCTAGAAAAGATTAATGCTAAATATATTGAACTTAAGACAGAAAATGCAGTAGGAAATAATCCTTATAAATGTACTGCTAATCCTTTTACAGGGTCATTCTTTGATTATAGAGAAAATACTAAATCAATTATACTGGATTCTAGTATTCTAATGTTTGTCAATGAGTATGTAATGGTTAAAAGGAAAGATGTTAAAACTAGATTAACAGTAGTTCCTATTAATTATAGTGAATACTCAAGGTTGATGAGTAAGCCTTATAAGAGGCCTCTTAATTATCAAGCATGGAGAATTCTTGATAATAGTGCTACTGATGAAGATACCACTACAACTCCTGTAAAGAAAGTAGAATTGGTTATTGGCCCCAATGATGAAATTGAAGAGTATGTTATTAGGTATGTAAAAAGACCTAGAGCAATAAGACTTATTACCTTTGATACTGTAACTCTTGATGGTGGTAATGAGGAACAATCTTGTGAACTAGACCCTGTTCTTCATCAAGAGATTCTTCAAAGAGCAGTTGAATTAGCTAAAGCAGTTTATGCTCCAAATGATTTAACTGGGCAATTAACTTTGGGTCAATCTAGTCAAACTAGTATTGGAGCAGTAGCTACACAAGCATCTAGATAATTATGACAACAGAAGAATTTAGCAGTGCTTTTGATACCCTCCTCAGTAGCTATAATAATACATCAGAGTTTGGTGATACTCACTCTAGAGCTGACATAGTGTTAGATGAATATGAGAAATCTCTATTCCTGACAGAAGCTCAAGACCAGATTATTATAGAACTCTATAGTGGAAGGAATGATAAGTTGTCTTCCTTTGAGAAGACAGAAGAGCTTAGAGCTAACTTGAGAAACCTCATTAAGACAGCTACAATAGCTGCTTCAAGTGAGACTTACAGTGGCTTATCAGAGTACTCTAAGTTCTTCAAACTTCCTTCAGATATTTTATTCATAACTTATGAGGCTGCTACTATTGGTGATGAATCTGCTGGTTGTAAAAATGGTAAGACTATTGCAGTAATACCTGTTACTCAAGATGAATTTCATAGAGTAATGGAGAACCCATTTAAACAAGCTAATAAGAGAAGAGCTCTTAGGCTTGACAGTGGGCTTGATATAGTGGAAGTTATTTCTAAGTATAACCTTACTAGTTACACTGTAAGGTATATCTCAAAACCAAAACCAATAGTACTAACAAACCTTTCAGAGATGAGTGTATTTCCTGAAGTTGAAGGTAAAGAAACAAATTGTGAACTAGATTCTGTATTGCATAGACCTATACTCGAAAGAGCAGTTCTACTTGCTATAAATAGCAGAGGCAGTCAGAATAGAAAATAATGTTTAATTAAACTTTTATAAAAGATGGCAATTAAGTCCGTAAATCAGAACAGACAGTTCTATGTAGTAACAGAAGTAGTAACAGAAGAGCCTAAATCAGAAGGTCAACTTAAATTTGGTAAAACTGCTGATGGTAAGCAATTCTTCTTCAAGCACTATGGTAAAGGTGGCCTAACTAGAACTGACCTTATTGATGTAGATAAAGTCAGAGATGCTAAAGCAACAGATTCTAAATCTATGCAAAGAAAGCTCAAAAAGGCTGTAGTAAAACTTAGTGATGAAGTAAATGAAGGTAAACCTATTGTAGGTCAAGATTACATCCTTAGAGTAACAATCTTTAATTATCTTGCTCCTGGTGATGCTTGTCAACTAGTTAAGTCAGCAGCAGTTCATGCTACTAAAGCTATGGCTACTGATGCAGAAGCTTTCTATAAAAAGATGGCAGAGTCTCTGACTCTTAACTTCAGTAGAGAAGTTCGGCCTCTTCTGACATTCGAAGCATCTGCTGATGGTATTACTATTACTGAGGTGGCAGACCAACCTTGGAGACTTGGTATCTATTCTCAAGAGCCTGTTAATTTCAGTCTTACTCCTACTACTGTGAAGTATGAAGGTGAGAATGTTATCTGGGGTGAAGTTGAATATGGTACTACTGACACTGTAGTAGGTAATGGTAAAGAGGTTGCTGACCTTGAATACTTCTGCTCAGCAGAAAGAGGTGACATGTTTAGAAACATGGGTTATCCTTATAACATTGATGTTAAATTTATGGTTGACCCCACTAAAGAGTATCACTTAGTAGATATTCACTATGCTTACTCAGGTGATGGTGTTCAAGTACATAAATCAGAAAAGGACCTAACCTTTGCAACAACTGAGGATTCTATTGTTTCTAGTATTGCAGAAGCTATTGAGGCTCTTGGTATTACTGTTGAAAAATAAAATGGGATTAATAAAGGGAGGCCTAAAACCTCCCTTTAATTTTATATAGACTATGATAGTATTCAATGAATGTAGAATAGACTCAGAGGGTAAATATCTTATTGTAGAAGCAAGTGTAGAGAACCTTGACTACTTCAAGAATGTCTTCATAGAGTCTATAGTAATAGATACTCAAGATACCTACTCAGCTAATGGTCCTAGTCAAAATGCAGTATATAAAAAAGATTTCACCAATACTGAAAATAAGAAAATTCTATCTCAAACAGATAAAACTCAAATTTATGATGAGGAAGAAGTTCTTGAGATATACTGTGATGAGAAAGACCTTATAAAGAATATAAGACTTAGAATACCTGTTGCTGATATTGCAGTAGATAGTCTCAATGATAATATCTTCTTTGTATATATACAAGCTGGTGGTGACCCTGTAGCTTCAGATGGCTTTGCTCCTTGTGGAATGGATGATGAATATACAATGGGTATTGCTATTAATTTAAGACCTATCTACAA